GGCAAGATATTATATGGCATAAACCTAATCCAATGCCCGAAAGTGTGAAGGATAGATGCACTAAATCACATGAATATATGTTCCTATTAAGTAAGAACAAACGATACTATTATGATAATGAAGCAATCAAGGAACCAGCAAAAGATTGGGGAACCAGAGATAGAACTAACGGCAAATATCATAATAAAGGAACAGGATTACAACCTCATTCTGGACTCACTAAATCATATCCAACAAAGAACAAACGTAGTGTCTGGAGTATAACTAACAAACCATATAAAGGTGCTCATTTTGCAGTATTTCCACCTGATTTAATTAAACCTTGCATACTTGCTGGTAGTGAAAAGAATGATATTATACTTGATCCTTTTATGGGATCAGGCACAACTGCATTGGTAGCAAAAGAACTAGGTAGAGATTACATAGGATGTGAATTGCATGAAGAATATGGTAAACTAATACAGAATAGAATTAGTGATGCAAGGGGAACTCTTGAGTGGTTCTTATAAGAAAGGGGGGACGCATAAATTGTCTCTATAATACAACATTACTTAATCATGAAATCTATAGTTGAACAATACAATAAAGAAGTAGATGCACTTCCAGAGATCCATCAACAAGGTGGTGGTGGAAATGCTAGAAACGCTTCTGGTTTAGTATATGAGAATCTAATCAAGAGAACTTGTGATAGTTTGGGATTAGATGCCAAGAAGAATGATTATGTAAAAACAGAAGAGGTGAATGGATATTGTTTAAGTAATTTACAAGTTGATTGGCATGTTTATAGTAATAATAGTATGAAGAAAGCAATTGAATCTAAAACATATTTGGATGCTTGTTATCTTAAACGTGCTATTTTAGATTTTATAGAATTAGATCAATCACCAGAAGTTCCTGATGATGTAGAATATGCAATCTTTGCAGGTCAAAATGCCTGTGGTGATGCTGCTTTTGCATATTATCCAGCATTTTTCAAGAAGATTACAGGTAAAGATGTAAAGATCTTCTTTGTTAATCCTCAAAGAAAGAGATCATCTAAACGTGCAATCTATATTGAAGAGTATAGAAATGATTTCAATCTTGACAATGTGGTGTATAATAGTTTTATACAATGGTTACAGGAATGAGATTATATAATGATGATATGTTCAACATTCTGGGAGATATTGAACCCCAAAGTGTAGATTTGTTATTAACAGATTTCCCTTATGGAACATTAAATAAGAAACGTAATCAATGGGATAGAATAATAGATTACGACAGATTTTGGGAGCATGTTAGTATTATTTGCAAACCAAATTGTGCTATTGTATCAACAGCAGCACAACCATTTACCAGTGAATTGATATCAACTAACTATACAGATTTCAAGTATTGTTTAGTATGGGAGAAGTCTAAATCAACTGGTTATCTTAATGCAAAGAAACAACCAATGAGATCCCATGAAGATATTGTGGTATTTTATAAGAAACAACCAACATATAATCCTCAATTCACATCTGGTAAACCTTATGATAAAGGTAAAGCATTAAGGGACGCAACACAGTATGGTAAACAAACTAAATCTGTACATGTAAAAGATACTGAAGGAAAAAGATACCCTAGAAGTGTGTTATACTTTAAGACCGCAGAAGATGAGGGTAAGTTACATCCAACACAGAAACCTATCGCACTATATGAATATTTAATTAGAACATATTCAAACGAGGGTGATACTATTCTTGACCCTTGTATGGGATCAGGCACAACTGGTGAAGCATGTATTAATACTAATAGAAAGTTTATTGGTATTGAGAAGGACTGTGATTACTACCAAGTCGCATCTAATAGACTCAATTTACCAATTTATAATGCTATGTTATAATAAGGGGGGACGATTAAATTGTCCCTATGCTGATGCTATATGCGTCTGTATAGTATGTAATTTATTATTATGGATACAACATTAAAATGATACAATTGCGTGAGCATCAGTTACGAATAGTGGATAAAATGAATCGCTATCAGAAGGGGCAAGTCATTGTTCCTACTGGTGGTGGTAAAACTATTTGTATGATTAGTGATGCTATTTCACAATTTAGCAGACCTAATAAGACTATAGTTGTTGTATCTCCTAGAATACTATTGACACAACAATTATCAACAGATTTCCTTGAATTGATACAATCAGTTCAAGTATTACATGTACATAGTGGAGATACTTCTCATACTTCAACAACAAATAAGAGAGAGATCTTCAACTGGACTGTAAACAACTGGAATAG